AGGTGGATTGGTCATCAAGCATGGATGATGATTCATAGAGCGGCTTTTGGAGCTATCGGAAAAACATATGAAGTTGAAGACGAAGTTAGATTAGTTAAAAGAATAGAGGAGCGGTGCCTTGACATTTTTGTCTCTCGATCGGGATTAACCAAGCAAAAAATTCAAAGAAATTGGGACAGAAAAGATTGGTGGATAGATGCAGACGAATGCCTTAACTTGGGATTAGTCGATGAAGTTAGAGCAATGATGCCCGAGCACCTAGCTAATAAAGACAAGAAAAAACCTGCAGCGAAAAAACCTGCACCGAAAAAGAAAGTTAAAAAAAATGTACGGAAAAGTAAAAGATCCTGAGAAATACGGAGCATGGACAAGAGCAATTAAGGCTTGGTTAAAAAAAGTTTTTAATAAAGCTAGACATTGGGCCTGTAAAGTGGGACTTTGTACTCTAAACAAGTGCGGGTGCAATTGTCATAACAAAGATGCTAATTAGTAGACAATATAAGTTTATTTTATTATCTAATCCTAGGTGCGGATCTAGTACTCTAAGAGAGGTTCTTAGTTTAGCTGGAGACCTCGCTTATGAAACCATAATAAACGATTCAGAGCAAAAGGACATTCTTCAAAAGGGAGCGTTAATGTGGTTACCCGCGTACGCGATTAAGTCGTCTATAGAGAGAATGCAGGACGAAGAAAGCACGAGAAGCTGGGATGATTATTATACTTTTAGCACGGTAAGGAACCCTTATCATAAAATTGCTTCTTGGTACTATTTTTTAAAACCAGACAAGAATTTTAAAACTTCTTTATTTATGGATTCTGATTCGCATGATGCAGGCAGCTTGTTCCACCATCACTTTAATGACTTTGTAGATTATCTAGGCACTCCTGACGGAGAAAGATTAAAATTACCTGATTATAATTATTTTTGTACAGATTGGAATACTGAAGAAGATATACTAAATGACGTATTTAAGCTGGAAGAAATAGACGAAACCTTTCAGGATAAATTTAAAGAAAGCGTCGGCTTCGATGTCGTTCGGCCTTTACCCAAGTTGAATGTAGATTATAAGGCTGGGGACGAAAGCGATTTTCAATTTTATAAGGGTGATTATTGCGACCTATACAATGAGAGCTCAAAAGCTTTAGTGGCGGAATGGTACGCTTCGGATATAGAAAAATTTAATTATACTTTTGATCAGTAAGTTTCCTATCTATCAATTTATTTAATTCATGAGCTAAGTTATTAATTCTTACTGAATAAGCTGCTATCTCATCATCTGGATCTTCGCAGTAATGCAGGGACAGTTTCATTACGTCCTCAGTCATCTCCAAAGCTTCTTTTTTGGCCGACTTATCCATATCTATTTTAGCTAGAAGTTAATTAAAATTAACAAAATAATTAAAATTATGGTATAATAATATTGTAATGCTAAAGTTATATTGCCAAAAATGCGGAGCCCTGAACGCATACGTATCGGAAAAGCCGAATTTTTGTCAGAAATGCGGAACCGGATTCGGTGGAGGGCCTAACGCGTCAGACCTTACAGCTTCAACCAGCCCCCCTGTGGACACGGAAGAAGATGAAGATGAGGTTACGAGCGGTCTGGGTTTTAATTTGTCTAGTCTAGATGTAGACTTCATCCCTAGTAGGCCTAGATCAGAAACAATAGGTAATTTAGCAAAAACTTTAGAAGAAGGAGGAATGCCTCTAAGTCAAGAAGAAATGCCGCCCATCCCCGAGGGCGAAAAATATACAATCGAAGATTTCCAAAGGGAAGCTGGTAACGTGCAAAGAGGAGGAAATGAACCAGAAGAAACCTAAAAAAAAGACATCTAAAAAAGTTAAAAAATTAAGGTACGAGGATTGTTGGGAGGTTATAAATGAGGAAATATCAAAAAAAAGGTTTAAGTGGAACTTAACTTCTTTAGCGTGGATTGATTATGAAGATGTTTCTCAAATATTGAGATTTCATATCTTCAAAAAATGGCATCTTTTTGATCAAACCAAAAATATAAAGCCATGGATTAGAACTATTATATCTAATCAAATCAAAAATTTAATTCGCAATAACTACACGAACTTCATTAAACCATGTAACAAGTGCGAAGCTTCAAAAGAAGAAAGCGGGTGCGAAATATACAAAAAGCAAGACAGTAGCTGCCCTTTATATAAGAATTGGGAAAAGAACAAAAAAGCAGGTCTCGCAGCAAAAATGCCCATCTCACTTGAAAATCACAAGCAAGAGGCGTATTATATAGAGACTAAGGGAGACGTCGATATAGAAAGGTCCGCTAGAGAAATACATAAGAAAATGGAAGAATTTTTAAAACCTCATGAATGGAAGATATATACTTATTTATATATAAACCATTTAGACGAACTTGACGCCGCTAAAAAAATGGGGTATAAGACTTCAGAGAAAAACAGGTCGCCCGGATACAAGCAAATTAAAAATGTCAAAAAGAAAATTATAACTAAAGTCAAACAGCTTTTAGATTCTGGCGAAGTAGATATATGGTAACATGAATAAAAAAATTAAGCTAACAGAGGAGCAGGGCGCAGCAATCTTGCGCGAGTGGGATAGTAGGGAAAATAACCCCCCTTCTCTTTTAGAGCTAATCCGTATCGCCTATCCTGATCAACCCCATTTAGACGGGAGAAGTAAAGAAGGCAAAGCTGTAAAAGCTTTTTTAGCCACAAGAGACATTAACCCATTAGCCTCTCACCAATACCAACCAAAAAAAACCGAGCTAGAAGAAGAGCATAAGGAGTTTATTAATAATAATTTCGGAATGATGTCATCCGTTGAAATGGCTCGAATTGTTTTCGGTAACGATGAACTAACTAATTTAAATCAAGAGTCTAGAGCGGTAGATGAGTACGTTAAAACTTTAAATCCAGCTGCAGCTTTTCAGCCTAATAGCGAAATCCCTGAGGAAGATTATAAACCCCCCAAGACGACTCATGCAGCAATTGCTAAAATTAACAATTATGTCTTAAACGGAGTAGATAAGAATAAGCTCACCCCCAGAAACAAGAAAGACATTAGTAGTCTAATCGGATATCTTCACACTTATAGATTCCTCCATCACATGAATTGCTATGAGAATCAAACAGATAGAGAATTATATGAAAGCAGTTTCATCCGGTATACTTGGGACAAAAATGATCTGACGCAGGAAGAGGTAGATCAGTATATAGTCTTGTCTGGGGAAGTGGTGATAGCCTCCAATATCCAAAGAAGAGTCGAGAGGCTCCAGCAACACCTTGACGCTTCCGCAGAAGACACTGAGGGTAGGCGGATTGCTATGGCTCTAGTCGAATCAATTAGCACGGCACAAACGGAATATAATCAATGCGTTAATAGACAGCAGAAGTTACTCGAAAGCCTTAAAGAAAAGCGCAGCGACAGACTTAAAAAGCAAATATCAAATAACGCTAGCATTCTTAATCTAGTTGAGATGTGGAAAGAGGAAGAGTCTCGACGAAAAATGATTCAATTAGCAGAGATGAGAAAGCAGACAGTTAAGGACGAAATTGAAAAGCTGAGCACTATGGACGAGGTTAAAGCTAGAATCCTCGGCATCTCTGAAGATGAGGTCTTGAATGGTTAATTGTAAAATATGTAAAGAAGATTTCGAAAATGACGTTGCCCTGCATCGTCATTTAAGATCTCATAAAACGCTAATAGTAGACTACTATCACGCTTATTTTCCCCGACACGATTTAAATACTGGCGACTTGATTAAGTTTAAAAATAAAAATCAATACTTCTCAGAAGATTTTAACAGCAGGCCATCAATGAGAAAATGGTTTGAGTCAGCCGCGCAGGAAAAAACAAAAAAATATTGCCACGAATATTTATCGAAAAGGATAGAGCAAAAAGGTATCAAATATACCCCATGCGAGGTAGAGGTCCGATCTTTAATGTGTCCCCCTGTCCCTTTTCTTCATAAGTCATTTGGAAATTATTATGAATACTCCGCTCAAGAGCTTAATCTTAAAAACAAGTATACAAAATACCCAGAAGATATTCATTTGCCCGAAAATGTTAAGCCGAACTCCCTTGAAACAAAAACGTATGAAATATACATAGATACTAGAGAGCAAAAGCCTCTAAAATTTAACTTTCAAACCCAAGTGCATACTTTAAAATATGGAGACTATGCCTTTAGCAGTAACAAAAAGAGCGCAAATACTTATATAGAGAGAAAGTCAATTACCGACTTCATTGGAACCATGAGCGGTGGGCTTGAAAGGTTCAAAAGAGAAATAGAAAGAGCTAAAGCGGACGAGTCTAAATTAATTGTTTTGGTAGAGGAAAGTTTAAACAATTGTTTAAGCTTTAAATATTTACCTTACGTTTCTAAAAAAATTAAAGCCAGTCCGGAATTCATATTCCATAACACAAGGGAGCTAATACAGTCCTATGATAATCTGCACTTCTTGTTCGTTAAAGGGAGAGTGGAAGCGAGTAGGGTAATCGAAAAGCTATTTTTACATGGAGGAAGATATCATTTTGTCGACCTACAATTAGCTTACGACCTAAGGAAGTTATAACGCATGTGGTATTGTCCAGATAAATATAAAAAAGATATCCCCAGTATTAACCAAGAGCTTCTTAAGTTAAAGGGGGACCTTCTAGACAAAGAGGCAAAGATCAGTTTGACTAAGTTTCTTAGGGGCAATCTTGGGTTTACTACCGAATTGATTTCGGGTATTAAGCTAGCCCCTTTTCAAGAGATTACCTTAAAGGGCTTGATGAATAGAAATTTTTCCATGTGTGTCTGGGGTCGTGGTTGCGGTAAGACTTTTATAGCTTCTGTGTTTTGCTTTTTACAGTGCATCTTTGAGCCCGGAACAAAAATTCTTATCGCCGGACCGACGTTTCGTACGGCGAGATTTATATTTGAAAATTTAGAAAAGATAGTAAATTCGAAAGGCGCTGAGTTATTGATGCAAGCTTTCGGTGCGAAGTCTAAGCGTAACGATCAATTTAAATGGGATATTAATGGAGGAACAATTACAGCGATCCCGTTAAGCGGTGAAAAAATCCGTGGTTTTCGCGCTAACATCTTAGTCCTTGATGAGTACCTTTTACTGCCCGAAGACTTAATCAAAACGGTGCTTATGCCGTTTTTGGTCGCGCCTCAAGACATGAAAGAGCGTATAGAAATTAGAGAAATCGAAGATAAATTAATTTCGGATGGTAAAATGAAAGAGAGCGAGAGAATGGTGTTTGAAAATGATTCCAAAATGATTGCCCTCTCTTCCGCTTCTTATACCTTTGAAAATTTATACAAACAATATAAAGAATGGACGGAGAATATTTACAACTCTCAGATATCTGACGCGGACTATTTTATCTCTCAAATGGGGTATGAGGCGTTACCGGAGCACATGATAGACACAACTATTATCGAAGAAGCTCAACAGGGAGGGCAGAGTCACTCCAGTTTTCTTCGAGAATATTGCGCTCAGTTCACTGACGGGTCAGACAGCTACTTTAGTGCTAGAAAAATGCATGAATGCACTATCCCGGATGGAGATACGCCTACTTCGAAAATCGTAGGGGATAAAAATAAAAAATACATTCTTGGTATTGATCCGAGCTTTTCAAATAGTCCCACTTCTGACTTTTTTGCCATGTCAATTTTAGAAATAGACGAAGAGACGAAACAGAGTACTTTGGTACATAGCTACGCAGTTGCGGGAGGCGATCTTAAAGACCATATTAGGTACATGTACCACGTGGTTAAAAATTTCAATTTAGAAATGATTGTTATTGATAATGCCGGGTTCCAGTTTATAGATAGTTGTAACGAGCACGGCCTATTTAAGAATGACAAAATAGAATTAAAGTTTTTTGATTTTAGAAGTGATCTGGAAGGGGCAGATTATGAAAAAGAGCTACTTAAAGCTAGAAGGGCATATAACAAAGAAAATGGAGCAATTTGCTTTAAGCAGGTATTTTCCTCAGAATGGTTACGTAAAGCTAATGAACATTTACAAGCAAATATTGATCATAAAAAAATATGGTTTGCGTCCAAAACTGTAGCGAATCCCGAAGCTTTTAGTAAATATTCTAGCCAAAGGGTTACTATAAAAAATATTCCAGAGCCTACGATTCTTGAATTTATTGAATCTCAGGACGCCCAGATATATCAAACGAAGAAGCAATGTACTCTAGTTGAAGTTAAAACGACAGCTAGAGGAACCCAGACATTTGACCTGCCCCAGCACTTGAAGCGCTCCACGAGCGCGAGTAGGGCTAGGAAAGATAATTACACGACGCTTATGCTGGCAAATTGGGCCGCAAAGTCATATAGCGATATGATGTCCAAGCCAATAGAAGATAATACTGGCACTTTTGTTCCAAGGATGATATAATTAGTGTAAATATTTAAAGAGATGAAAAAAGGTCAAAGTAGCGCAAAAAAGACAACCCCCACTAAAGCGGCGACGAAGAAGCCGGTGAAAAGGACGACAAAGAAGAAGGAGGAGGAGATAGCAGCTTCGGCTATGCCTTTAATGTCAGAAACACAAGCGGCAACAGCCACGCGGACCAGAAGCAATAAAAGCGCTAGAATAGACCAGCTTCATAGATTCGAAAATATCGATAAGGGAATTGTGCCCTTTAATTATAGTACTACTGGATACGGCAATAAAACTTCAAATATCGACGTAAGAGACGCTGTGATACTGTGCCAAAAAGCTTATTACAACTTTTCTATATTTAGAAACGCTATAGACATGATGGCCGAGTTCTCTTGCAGTGATATCTATCTGACAGGAGGCAGTAAGAAATCTAAAGACTTTTTCTCTGCCCTTTTTGATAAGGTTAACGTCTGGAGCTTACAGGACAAGTTTTTTAGGGAATATTATAGAAGTGGCAATGTTTTCGTATATAGATTTGATTCTAAAATTAAAAAGTCAGATTTAAATAAGATGACGCAGACCTTCGGTTTGGCCGCGGCGACAGAAAAATACATTATTCCCGCAAGGTATGCGGTATTGAATCCGGCAGAAATCCAAGCTGGAGGGAATATTTCTTTTAATGCTAGCACGTACTACAAAATGATTAATGGCTACGAATTGGCCAGATTAAGGAGCCCGAAAACAGATGAAGATAAAGAGGTACTAAAAGGACTACCTCAAGACATTCGTGAAAAAATTAAAAAAGATAGTAACGTTTCTATTCCCCTGAACAAAGAAAAGATCTGTGCGGTTTTTTATAAAAAGCAAGACTATGAGCCTCTTGCTGTGCCTATGGGTTATCCAGTTTTGGATGACATTAACTGGAAGGCGGAAATGAAAAAAATGGACATGGCCGTTGCAAGGACTATGCAGCAGACGATCCTTTTGGTTACGATGGGTACCGATCCAGATAAGGGCGGGGTAAATCAAAACAATTTAGCCGCCATGCAAGACCTCTTCGTCAATGAATCCGTGGGTAGAGTTCTTATTGCAGACTATACGACGAAGGCTCAATTCGTTGTCCCAGAAATTGGTAACATTCTCGACCCTAAAAAGTATGAAGTCGTG